TTGAAGATGTTTCTTGCCTTCGACCGGATAATCTCGGATCATATTATAAACATCTTCCTTTGTGTTTATAGGCGGAAGTCCTCTCATTTTATTTTCCTTTCAGCTAAAAGTGTAATAACGTTTCGGATGGATGATTGTTGTCTCAAAAGGCAAATGCTGCTCATACTGCCGCATCTGCCGGATCAAGACTTCGGATTTAGTGAAGACCACCCGACGCTCTCCACTAAACTCGATAAGCATCGTCATTCTCTCCTTGTCGAGACTGTCCTTGAAGTTGCTCTTCTGGACATAGTAGGCGATCACGACGATCGGCTTGCCGACCACATTATCAAGAGGGATCTTGTCTTCAGAAAAGCGACACTCCTCTTGTGCAAAATCACTAAACTTCTGCATTTTGAAATTTCTCCTTCAATTCAAACAACCTAATTTTCTTTACAAAATGGTATGCGTTCGCATGTTTAGTCCAACCGATCGCGCTCGCAATCTTTCCCAGTGCCTGCTTTGCCGTGACTTTTCCTTTAGCAACACAAGCCTCAAGTGTTCTCATCCGTCTTTTGACGCGTTGAGCCGTCGTCTTTCGGATGAGGATGAATTCCTTAAAATGCCTATATCCGACAAAGTCCACGCCACGCTTGACCGGAAACAGCTCGCACTTGCTCAACTTCATATCGAGCACATCATGAACGAAGGCGATCAGCTTATGCTTGCACTCGTTCAAATACTTCTTGTCATTCGAGAACAGAATGAAGTCGTCGCAATACCGGAGATAAGATCTGCACTTCAAATCTTGCTTGACGTAGTTGTCGAGCTGCGTCATGTAGATATTGCCGAAGATCTGGCTCGAATAATTCCCGATCGGAACGCCGCGCTGCACGCCGTCCGGATGATAGCTGTCAATAATTTTGAAGACTTCACTCAAAAATCTTTCGTCTTTGATTTTCTTCCGGAGACACTTCTTCAAGTTCTCTTGATTGATGCTCGGATAAAACTTTGATATATCCATCTTCAAGCAATAGTCATTTTTGCGGACAAACTCCATGCAACGTCTTGAGCAAAGATGCTGTCCTTTTTTCTTCCGGCATGAATAACTGTCAAAAATAAATGTCGGCTCAAAGATCCTCTCGACAATAATCATGCAAGCCCAATGAAAGAAACGCTCCTCAAGCCTTGAGATGTAGAGCTTCCGGAGCTTCGGCTCATACAAAAGTTTTGTATTATAGCCCTTGAATTCGAAAGTCCCGTCAATGATCTGCTGCCGCAGCTCTTCCGAATAGCCTTCGCCTTTTTCAAGAAAACGCCGCACCGAATGCAGCGTCTTCTTTCCCTTCAGAGCGTTTTTGACAGCCTTGTCCCAATTTTCTTTTGAGACAAACTCTTCCCAAAGATTGCCGAAGCGTCTCATTTCATTTCCTTTTCTTCATAAATTCTCGGCTGCGTCACTTTCAATTTGTTACTTGCACCGCAGCCGCTTCGTTGTGTGTTCTGCCTTCCGGAGATCCGGAAAAGACAAGGATGCACGTTCAGCCGAACGGGATCTTTCATGAAGTCAGAAAATCCCGCCGTATCAGCCCCCGAGCGGAGTTGTTATCGTTGAGCGTCGAGCGCGAATTGTTACCATTACGACAGCTCGAGCCGCAATGCGCACTGTTATCCCAATTACCGCCTGCCAGAAGCACGAAGCGAGAAGCAGCCACCTAACTGGGAACGCACACCCTAAACTTTATATAAAATAATTAAGCGATTGATTTTGCCAAATTTCGGCTCAGCCCCCGAGCGGAGTTGCGATCGTAGAGCGTCGAGCGCGAATTGTTACCAGCACGACAGCCCGAGCCGCAATGCGCACCGTCACCCCAAGAACCGCCCGCCCGAAGCACGAACAAAGAGCCATACCACGAGCTTGATGCACTATCGTCAAGCGTGATGTCTGTCCAGTTCGAGCCGCCGCACGGACCTTCGTCGTCGAGCCATTGCCACAATGCGCCGCAGCAGTCCTCAATGAAGTATTGAGAGATCATGCGGCGATTGTTTGAATCCTTGTGTCCGCCAGTTGTGACCGGATCTGCCGCTCCGCTGATCGCTGTTTTCTCGTTGCTGCCAAAGGCAAAGATTGAGAAGTCATTGCTTGAAGGAAGCGTCTTGCCGACTTTTGCCATGTCTCGGCAGTGATTGCCATAATAGCGCGTGTCAGTGATCGTCCCGCCATAGACTGAAGCCGTGTTCGCTCCCGTGCCGCTTTGAAGATAAATGTCAACCCAGCTGTCAATGATGTCGATGTATGCCATACCGGAAGGATCGCACTTCGGACGGAAAGACAAGCAAGCGACCGAGTTCGGGATGATGTCTCCGGCAGAATAGCCGCTCGCCAAGTGTCCGGAGATCGTCCCCGCAGCGACGCAAAGCGTATGAAACCAGCCAATTTTTCTCGAGTTCGTTGCAGTATATCCGGAAGGATAAGAAGCATTTAACGACACGATCAGCTTGCAGCCTGTCCCATCCGGCACAAGATAAATATAATAGTTTTTACCAGCACTCAAGCTCGAGCCGCTGTCGAGATTGCTTGCCGGAACGAAGTCAATCGTTGATGTGTTATGCCATGCACGATCCACGCCATCGACCGTCAATTTAATGACGCAAGGCTCAATTTGCAGCGTCGTCTTATCAAAGACATTCGTTGCTCCGTCTGTCCACATTTCAACATAAGTCTCGCCTTCATAAGCAGAATTTAAGAGCTTTGCATGAATAAAGTCAGCGCGTCCGTAGTTTTGCAGCAATGTCGGGATCACTTTGTCGATGTTCTGCTGAAGCGTTGTGTCCGCTCCGGATCTTGCTGAAGCCTCTCCGGAGAGCTCTGTCTTTGTCGCATAGGTTGTCGTGATCGTATTTCCGGAAGCGTCTGCCGTTGCTCTTGCGATCGGCGTTGTTGCAGTGCTGTCCGTAAAGTCAGACAATTTCGTCGGCTTGTTTTTGATGAAGTCCTTTTTCGTGTTGTCTGTTTGCGACCAGTCAGATTGAATTTGACCTTGAGCAGCCTGTCCAGCCCAGTATTTCGCAGATCCGCCCGTCGGCTCTGTCGGCTCGCCGACCGCCCATTGTTTCGATGATGCAGCATAAGAAGAAGCTGCGTCAATATTTGACAGATCTCCGGCAACCGAATTGATGTTTGAAAGATCCGCAGCAACGTCATTGATATTCGTCTCGTTTGCTACAACGGCAGAAATATCGGAGGACATTCCTGCAACAGTCGAGACGTTTGTTGAGATCCCTGCGACCGTGTTCACGTCGGAGATGTTTCCGGCAACCGTGTCGATGTTCGTTTTGTTTGCGTTCACGGCGTTGATGTTTGTCGCATTACCCGCAACCGCGTCGATGTTTGCCTTATTTGCATTGACTGCGTTGATGTTTGTTGCATTTCCGGCAACGGCATTGATATTCGTTGCGTTACCCTTGACGGCATCGATATTTGATAAGTCTCCGGCAACGGCGTCAATGTTCGTCAAGTCAGCAGCCACCGCATCGATATTCGTCAGATCAGCAGCAACGTCGTCAATGTTTGACTTGTTAGCGTTGACCGCGTCAATGTTCGTTAGATCATCGGCAACGGCTGTCACTTTGGCAATATCTCCGCCGACGGCGTTCACATCCGAGATATTTGTCGCAACGGTTGAGACGTTTGCATTATTTGAGGCAACAGTCGAAACATCTGAAGAGATGCCTGCAACAGTCGTCACGTTTGCAGCAATGCCAGCAACGACGTCAACGTTTGCCTTGTCTCCGGCAACGATATTGACGTTTGCAATATCATCGGCAACCGTGTCAACATTATCGATTGAAGAATAAACACGTTCGACTTGAGCGACGATGACATCCGGATCAATGTCCGAAGTGATGCCAGTTTTGACGCTTCGATCGAGTTGTTCTTGAAGCTGCTGCGCCAGCATGACGCTCTTGTCCATGTTTCCCTCGAGTGTCTTTGCCGGAAAAGCGTTATAATCTTTATATTCGCTCCCTTGAGAGAGATCATATTCTCGATAAATAACGATTTGCCATGTCGCGTCTTTTCCGTCTGCAACGGTAACAGTCCCGCCGAAGCCGTTTGAATTCAGAGCGACAGAATAGTCCGTCCCATATTCGAGCGGATATTCCTGCACGCCGTCGGAGATTGTGACCTTGATCGCCTTTTTCGCATTCTCTTCAGTCGGATCTTGAAGCAAGCAATCAAAATCGAAGTCATAAGTTAAAGAGCCCATGACTTGCTTGTCGGTTTTGTTTTTTGTTGTCTCAACCGTCATTTTATTGTCCTTTCAAAAGTTAGAGGTTAAAATTATTTTGTCGCCTTTTTATAAGCGTTCAATGCCCGACCACTAGGCGCGGAAGTGGTTGCTTCGACTATCGGCGAGAAGATCATTGCCCAGTCGAAAAAGTCTTTGTCCTTCTTGTTGAGC